GCCGCCCACGCTCCCCAACGCTCAAGAACCATCTGAATATCACGCATCAACTTACTCCACAAAAATCAGACCAGAACGCCAATTACAAGCAAAAATCAACAAAACAGTATTAGTTGATTGTTATCTCTGACTTCATACTCCTGCTCCTGTCAGGGTTTTGGCGTAATTCTTCAGTATTCGGTAATCGGTCAAAACAGAACCGGGGAAACGATATAAGCGCAGACGCCCCCAGCGGTGGCGAAGACGTTCTGCCATATAAAACTCAAACATCATTCATTCCCCATTTCGGTGATGGTCAGTTCCAGCCTCCCACCTTTGGTAACAGGCATCTTCACAACGCGGTAATCAACGACCTGAGCATCATCCAGCCAGAAACCTGCTTTAGTGAGTGCGTCAAAAGCGGCTTTTTGCAGATTATCCAGGTCACGGCGACGGCGATCCGGCATGTGGCACTCAATGCGGATTTTCACAGGCATAGCCAGGCCGATATCCAGCATTGCGTTTTTAATGATTCGGGCGACGTTATCGCGGTATGCCTGCCCCTCTGCGCTGACGTGCGTGCGCCCGCGATTATGGCGGTAATAGCGATTATTGCTCGGAGGCCAGGGTAATGTGATGCTGTAGGTATTCACGCCTTAATAACCCCCTCTTTCAGCCAGATAACCTGTGTTCTCGCCATACCTTCCAGCGCGCATTCTTTTGCATATGCAGCATCGACAAAATGTGTGCGGCGGTCGATTTCGTCGTGGCAGGCAGAACATGCAATGGTGGCAATCAGGTCTGGCGGTTTGGTACCGGTGCCGCACAATCCAGTCAGCCGGATATGTGCCAGTACAGACGTTTCAGGGTTGCCATTACATACGCCAGGGATTCTTACCTGGCATTCCCGACTACGCGCTGCTTTTCTCAAATCAGCCATGATTCCTCCTTGCTGCCAGTCGCAACCATTTTTTATCAACCAGGCTGGCGGTATATCCGAGCAGTGTTGGTATTTCGGAAGGCTTCAGCTCCGGTTTACGCTTACGACGATCTGGTACTCTGTAGATGTGTCCGTTCATGACACGAATAAGCGGTGTAGCCATTACGCCTCCTGCTTGTCGCGGAGCAGCTGGAACTCGCAGCTCTGCGGAATAGTCAGGTGGCAGCCAATATTCACCGCCCAGGCTTCAACCTTACACAGGAAGACATACATCTCTCCGGTATCAAGATCGGAGGTATGGCGTAACGACTGGATAGTGGTGATATCACCGGTTACGACATCAACCAGGTCTTTGGTTTCATAACCGAGATATGTGTGTTTGAGAGCATCTTTTACCCAAGCTGGAGTGGCGAACGTTTTACCCTTGCTGATGAGGTATTCACTGATTTCGCTGTACCACATGTGGCTGAGTGCATTCTGGGAAAGACTGCGTCTCTCGCGCCACGGTTTAAGCACCATGCGAAAGCATTTGCCGTCCTCCAGATAAGGCTGGATCTGCCGACCGATAGCGGTGAAGTTACCGCGATGCAATTTGATACCATCTTGTGGGAGGTTCACGCTTCACCTCCGCAGAGGTCAAACGTTGGATGCAAGATATCGCAGGTGCATTTCTGCATCTGTGACTGGTTGAAAGGTGTTCTGATTGTCGTTTGCACTTTGAGTCCCCTCAAAGCGCAGAAGTCACCGGAGTTGTTCAGGCTCCGATGACATGATTATGGCGAGTTGATTATGATGAATCAATAGGTTCTTATGTCAAATGAACACTAGATCCAAAGGAGGGTAACAATTATCATAGCCAATGAGATTAATCTCATTTTTAATAAGGAAATTTCATGAAATATTTCTCAACTGGTTTTTATGTTTCAAACTCCACATCTCTAGCTGAGATCTTTAATGAATGTTTTTCTTGGGTAAACGACTCACCACATACAACTTTTATTCCAGCACAATTAGTATGTGATTATAAAAGCGAGGAGTACTTCATAGAGTCTAAAAATGAAAGAATTGATATAATAACTTATAAAAACAAAGATACTAGTTTAGGCTGTTTTAGGTATTCGAAAATATCTGAGCCACACAAATGGGTAACAGATATTTCAATTAATAAAAATCTCAAAACTGATACCATGTGGATTCAGGTGGAATCTAGCGTTGTAAGCCAAGATGCAGCTTATCTAGCCCCGCAACCTAAGAAACCATTAGTTGTTATGAGATTGATTGATAAATTTTCTGGTGGTCTTGATGATATTTTCAAGGTGTCAGTCGAACCTCATTCCTTAGATGATACTGATGAACATTTAAATATAGCAGCTAAAGTTATAAATGGTGAAACTGACAACAGACTACCAATAATATACGTTAGCTCCAAGTATTTTTTTAATGAACATGCTCACAATATCATCCCAGAACGCCTTGCAAGAAAGGTATGCGGATTAGCACATGTATTAATTGAGCCTAGCAATAGACTATTTTCTATTAAGCTAAAAAATGAGACAAATGCTAAAAATGCCTATGCTGGTGCTGTTGGTATCTATTGGCCACGGGGTCAAAATATCAGTTTTTATCGCCGTGGTGAGAAAACCGCAAAAGAATTTGAAGATGAGTTATTTGATGATGTTGTAAGAGCTACGACTACAATGGCTCCTGTCTCAGATAGTGGATGGAGTGAGATACAAACCAGAAAAACGAAAGACTCTATTAACTCACTCAAAGAAAGAGGAGAATACACACGCGAACTGATGGCGCTTTACGAAGCCGATAATGTTGCGAAAGATGACCAAATAGAAGATCTTAAGCATAAGATCTCCTCTTTAGAGCACAGAGTACGCACTCTTCAATCACAAGCTTCAGCCCAAGGAAGCATTGTGCTTAATGCTGGTGAAGAGACTGATTTTTTTGATGGAGAAATCAAAAATATAATTATTGACGCACTAAAAACTGCCATAAAAAATAAAAATGAATTTGGTAGAAGCTACCATATCTTATCATCCCTAATTGCCAATAATGAATACAATAAAGAAACCGAGAGTCGCCGCCAATTACTTAAAAGGACTTTAACAGGTTACAGAAGCATGGATAGCGCAACACAAAGAAATTTAAAGGACTTAGGTTTCAGTGCGTCAAGCGATGGAAAACACTGGAAGTTAACATATAATGAAGACCCTCGATATTCCTATATTTTACCTAAAACAGGAAGTGACCACAGAGGTTCTTTAAATGCTATCTCGGATATAGCAAACATTATTTTCTAATAAATTTCAATAGCACTCACAAATGAGTGCTATTGTTGCCACTGAATTACTCTATTTAAATTCAACTTTTATCCCTTTGTTTAGCAGGGCATCAGAAACTGCCTTTTTTGTAACATTTATCCCTGCAAGCAATGCTTTATGCATTGGTCCCTTAAAAATTTCTACTTCTTCTTCAGTGAGTTTAGGCAATGTAATATAAATAACATCTTTCATCTGCTTGTTTTTATAGCATGAGCTTCTTGTGTGCTTACAATCGATATTTTCTTTATTTCCCAAAACATCATCCCCTTTATAATTCAGTTCCACACATCAATTATTTAGTTATCACGAATGTCGTAAAACTAAAATTAGTAACAATAATTGCTCATACCTACTCTCTTCCATATAAAGCCAACACCCGCTTCATCGCGGCACTTTGACGACACTCCTTAAAAATCAGATTCGTGCTCACCTTTCCTTCCCGTTCTTCTCTGGTAGCGAACCGGTAATACACCGTTCGCCAGACCTTACCATCAACGACCAGGATTCCTGACCGCGCCATTTTAGCCGCAGCCTGATTTATGCTGGTTACGGTTGCGCCTGTTACCGCGGCAACGTCCTGCGCACAGAAGTTCTTATGAGTCCCCAGGTAATGAATAATTGCCTCTTTGCCCGTCATACACTTGCTCCTTTCAGCCCAAACTTCGCTTTGATTTCTGCGATCTTCGCCAGAGCCTGAACACGATTAAGCGGTCTCCCGCCCATGACAGGAAGTTGTTTTACTGGTTCAGGTATCGCCTCACCACGGTTAATTCGCGCTGTCATACAGGCCAGTTCATCGGCAGCCTTGCGCCGTAATTCCGCATCAGTCAGCGCATTGGCCCGCATGTTCTGATACAGGTTGGTAACCAGCCAGTAGTGCGCGTTTGATTTCCACGGATAAGACTCTGCATCTGGATACAGGCCACGTTTCCGGCAATACTCGTAAACCATATCAACCAGCTCGCTGGCGTTTGGCAGCCCGGCGGTAACGGATGCTTCTTCCCGGCACCAGGCAACAAACTGCCCGGGTGATGGCAGGAATGGTCGATTCTGCCGACGGGCTACGCGCATTCCTGCGTTAACCTGTTCCATCGTGGTGATCCCGTTTTCCCGGAAAGCCAGAACCCACTGGCGGCGGATTTCGTTCAGTTCGTTCTGGTCCCGGTTAGCCAGGCTCGCCGGGAAAGTTGCCAGTAACTGGCTGAACACACCATTGATGATCTGCGCTACCTGTTGTACCTGCGGCTTTTCGTCGTACTGTTCCGGCATGTTGTTGGCGATCCGGCGCATCTGCTCACGGTCAAAGTTAACCATCTGTGCGGCGATGTTTTTCATAAATCCACCCCGTAAATCCAGTCAGTGTTTGTCAGGTCGAGTTTTGATTTTCCGGCTATCACGCCAGCCTGTTGCTTGTTACGGTTGATTTCGAGTTGGGTCCACTTGTCGCGGAGTTTGGCCGGACTTAGCACGTTACCGGACCAGAAGTTGTCCTGGCATGCCCAGCGGAACAGCACGCACATGTCGCGGTGGTTACGGCCGTCACGTTCACGCATCAGGCGGATATCGTTAGCCCACCCTGCAAAATTCGGTTTTCTGGCTGATGGCGCGATGGTCTTCACCATGTCAAACATCCACTCTGCGGCGGTCAGGTCTTCTGCTGTCCCCCACCTGCTGCCGCTCTGAATTGCAGCATCTGGTTTCTCCACAGGAAGATCGTTTTCTGGTTGGTCAGAGGATTCGCCAGAATTCTCGGACGAAAAAGGTTTTATATTGTCTTTTGTTAGTTTGTATTTTGTGTTTACCTGATTCGGGTAAGTGCCTTTACCTGATTTGGGTAAACTTTTCTTACCTGATTCAGGTAAATTTACCTCTTTCAGGTAAACTTTATTTTTCTTACCTGATTCGGGTAATGTTGACCATTCACTGACCACATTATTAATGCCGATATTCCGCCCGCTCTGAATAAAAATCCCACGCTTTACCAGAACACTTTTTGCAGCAGAACACTTGTGCGGCAATATCCCGGTCAACTCGGAAAGTTGCTCGTTGCTCACCCAATCCAGTTTTTTATTAAAGCCATATGTTTTGCGCATGACAGCCAGGAAGACCAGAAGCTGGTGCTGTGTTAATCCGGCCAGCATCACAGCTTCCAGCAACTCATTTGCAATGCGCGTATAACCATCATCGAGATCTGCCACGCGCGGCTCCTTTTGTGCCGCATCCGGCACTGGAAAATTGAATATCTCAGCAGTGTTTGCCATAATTCCTCCCGCAATGAGTGTGTTACGATTTGCACCTGAAAGTCGGTTCTGTTCCCGCAGACCGACTTTCGCCATTTCTGAACCTGTCATATTGCCCCCAGCATGGTGGTCACCATCGCCATTAATGGACCAGCCAGATCCGGGTCCACACGAAACATCGACACAATACCTTCACTCATTTCCTTCAGTTTCTGGTGGCGTGGTGCGTTGAGAATGACAGCCTGTTTTGCCTCACTGAGTTCCTTTTCCATTTCAGCCAACCGAGTCATGAAGCTATCCTGCTCAACCAGGTAACCGCGATATTCCAGCGGTAGTACCGCCAGAATTGCCGGGGTCAGTTCACGCACGTTATTTCGGTATTTTTCAGAATCGAATTTGTTATCGAGGAAGCGGAACAGCTTCTGGCGTGCACGGCTGACATCATCAGGGAAATCGATGGTGCCGTCGCCCTGCTCCCGATACTCATTCACAATGAGTGCGGCAACGACATCCTGATTATCTACAGCCGACCAGGCGCGGACGGCATCACGGATTTTTTCGTGGCCTGGAGCTTGTTTTGTTTGAGAACGATTTATCACCGCAGTCGGAATAAATCCGCTAGTCTGTTGGTATGTAAGTGGTTGCATAATTGACTCCTTTAGTTTGAATTGACTGTTAAGTTGATTGCTTATTGTTAAAGAGCGTGAAATGGAAATTTAAGCTGCGTTCTTTTCGGTGTGTGGAAACAACTTCGGAAGATCCGGGCGAATCTGGTATGCCTTCACAACTCCACCAGTAGCCGTAACAATGCTGCCGACATGTTCAGGGGATACCTTTGCTTTGTTGTGAAGCCACTTATAGACGGCCTGCTGTGAAACTTCGCAGGCATCGCCTAGTTTCTTTTGTGAACCAACGATATTGATCGCTGTTTTGATTGCTGGGTTCATAACAACCTCCGTGGTTAATCCGAATAAAGATTAAAACTATGGTTGTTTTTAGTCAACAACCATTTTCGTTTGATGAAATAAAACCTTGGTTGTACATTTGATCTATGAAAACAACACTCTCAGAAAGACTTAAAGAAGCCAGATTAGCGCGAGGCCTTACACAAAAGGCGCTTGGGGATTTGGTCGGGGTTAGCCAGGCTGCTATTCAGAAAATCGAAACAGGGAAAGCTAACCAAACAACTAAAATCGTGGAGATCGCGAACGCTTTGGGTGTGCGCGCAGAATGGTTATCTTCTGGCGTTGGAAATATGTCAGACAGTACAGTGCAACCAATACAATCAACTGTCAGCCATTCCAAATACTTCAAAATTGACGTTCTTGATATAGAAGTCAGTGCCGGGCCAGGTGTAATCAACCGTGAGTTTGTAGAAGTTCTACGCTCGGTTGAGTACTCGTTTGACGATGCTCGTCACATGTTCGATGGCAGGAAGGCGGAAAATATCCGCATCATTAACGTGCGAGGTGACAGCATGTCAGGGACGATCGAACCAGGTGACCTGCTGTTCGTTGATATCACTGTTAAATCTTTCGACGGTGATGGCATCTATGCGTTTCTGTACGACGACACTGCCCATGTAAAACGTCTTCAAATGATGAAGGATAAGCTGCTGGTTATCTCTGATAACAAGAGCTACTCGCCGTGGGACCCGATCGAGAAAGACGAGATGAACCGGGTGTTCATATTCGGTAAGGTCATTGGAAGCATGCCGCAGACGTACAGGAAGCATGGTTAATTTATCTACGACTTAAGGGAGCGAAGGTTAAGGTTTATACCACTCGGATTAGATATTGCACTAAATTCTCTATAAGAACGCCAAATCTGTTTGCATATTTCAGTAAATATTCTCGTTGTTAGCTGAGATTTGTTGCTACTGTCAGCAAAATGTCCCCCTATCTCGTAGCGGTTTTTATTTCGAATCATTATGTTAAGATGTTTCTGATTATAATGAATGGAAACATAAAATGAGAAAAATCCTAATCGCTGCCATGATGGCATCTGTATTGGCTGGGTGTGCTTCTTCAGGCAACCAGCAACTCAAAAATGAAACTGAAATTAGTGTCCAGTCTAAACTTCAGGAAGGTAAAACAACCAAGAATGAGGTTAAATCTTACTTTGGTTCTCCTGATGCTGTTTCATATACTGACAGTGGAAACGAGATCTGGAAGTACGCCTTTGCAAAAGTAAAAGTTAATGGCACCACTTTTATTCCATTCTATGGATTATTCCATAATGGAACGAACGGTACGAAAAAAGAACTTACTATTCTTTTTAACGATGACACGATTAAGAAATACACAATGTCAGAAACCCAAATAAACTCGAAATCAGGTTGGGCTGACTGATAATCATACCCGGCAACCGCGCCGGGTTTTCTTTTCCTCCCCCTCATAACTCATACCGTCCAAAAAACCACCACACCTCACTTCAGTTATCGCTATGCGATGCAAGTCACAAAATAAATCCATCCTAAATACAACCAGTTATATTTAAAACAACCGACAAAACAACTTTTGTTGTTGACGATAAAACAACTATAGTTTTAAATTAAATTCATCGCAACGACACAACGATACGGTAACCACCTGTTTCACCGTTGCGATGACCGCTTAGATCCGCAGTTTGAATTTCAGCAGGCTTCGGGGAGTGCGAGGGGTGAAACGGACGCGTGAACGTCGGTGTGACCAGCTGAAATCAACACAACACTTTATACCTCAGTCGCTTCAACGAGGCGGCTTAGTTATGACAACCGGCGGCCATCCACCGCCTGAATACGCGCAGAAGTCTCTATATGTTCAGCAGCCCAGCTTACGGGCAGGAGTTTTTATGGTTCATCAACATTACGGAACGCAGACCGTTAATCGCGGTGCGGTCATGCCAGGAATGCTGGTCAAACACAAAGATGGTACCTGGACTGCATCAGCTAATTTACGCGGACGGCTTTATCTGCATCGCGGCATCGAGCGCACTTATACCCGTGATTTGCTCGTAGAAGTTTTTCTCGACGGACGCGGTAACGGCCTGAATCACTAATCCCCTTTCCTGTTTTCCTAATCAGCCTGGCATTTCGCGGGCGATATTTTCACAGCCATTTTCAGGAGTTCAGCCATGAACGCTTATTACATTCAGGATCGTCTTGAGGCTCAGAGCTGGGCGCGTCACTACCAGCAGATCGCCCGTGAAGAGAAAGAGGCAGAACTGGCAGACGACATGGAAAAAGGCCTGCCCCAGCACCTGTTTGAATCGCTATGCATCGATCATTTGCAACGCCACGGGGTCAGCAAAAAAGCCATTACCCGTGCGTTTGATGACGATGTTGAGTTTCAGGAGCGCATGGCAGAACACATCCGGTACATGGTTGAAACCATTGCTCACCACCAGGTTGATATTGATTCAGAGGTATAAAACGGATGAGTACAGCACTCGCAACGCTGGCTGGGAAGCTGGCTGAACGAGTCGGCATGGATTCTGTCGACCCACAGGAACTGATCACCACTCTTCGCCAGACGGCATTTAAAGGTGATGCCAGCGATGCGCAGTTCATCGCATTGCTGATCGTCGCCAACCAGTACGGTCTTAATCCGTGGACGAAAGAAATTTACGCCTTCCCTGATAAGCAGAACGGCATCGTTCCGGTGGTGGGCGTTGATGGCTGGTCCCGCATCATCAACGAAAACCAGCAGTTTGACGGCATGGACTTTGAACAGGACAACGAATCCTGCACATGCCGGATTTACCGCAAAGACCGCAATCATCCGATCTGCGTTACCGAGTGGATGGATGAATGCCGCCGCGAACCATTCAAAACCCGCGAAGGCAGAGAAATCACGGGGCCGTGGCAGTCGCATCCCAAACGGATGTTACGGCATAAAGCCATGATTCAGTGTGCCCGTCTGGCCTTCGGATTTGCTGGTATCTATGACAAGGATGAAGCCGAGCGCATTGTCGAAAATACTGCATACACTGCAGAACGTCAGCCGGAACGCGACATCACTCCGGTTAACGATGAAACCATGCAGGAGATTAACACTCTGCTGATCGCCCTGGATAAAACATGGGATGACGACTTATTGCCGCTCTGTTCCCAGATATTTCGCCGCGACATTCGCGCATCGTCAGAACTGACACAGGCCGAAGCAGTGAAAGCTCTTGGATTCCTTAAACAGAAAGCCACTGAGCAGAAGGTGGCAGCATGACACCGGACATTATCCTGCAGCGTACCGGGATCGACGTGAGAGTTGTCGAACAGGGGGATGATGCATGGCACAAATTACGGCTCGGCGTCATCACCGCTTCAGAAGTTCACAACGTGATAGCAAAGCCCCGCTCAGGAAAGAAGTGGCCTGACATGAAAATGTCCTACTTCCACACCCTGCTGGCTGAGGTTTGCACCGGTGTGGCTCCGGAAGTTAATGCTAAGGCGCTGGCCTGGGGAAAACAGTACGAGAACGACGCCAGAACCCTGTTTGAATTCACTTCCGGCGTGAATATTACTGAATCCCCGATCATCTATCGCGACGAAAATATGCGCACCGCCTGCTCTCCCGATGGTTTATGCAGTGACGGCAACGGCCTTGAACTGAAATGCCCGTTTACCTCCCGGGATTTCATGAAATTCCGGCTCGGTGGTTTCGAGGCAATAAAATCGGCTTACATGGCCCAGGTGCAGTACAGCATGTGGGTGACGCGAAAAGATGCCTGGTACTTTGCCAACTATGACCCGCGCATGAAGCGTGAAGGCCTGCATTACGTCGTGGTTGAGCGGAATGAAAAGTACATGGCGAGTTTTGACGAGATGGTGCCGGAGTTCATCGAAAAAATGGACGAGGCACTGGCTGAAATTGGTTTTGTATATGGGGAGCAATGGCAATGAAGCATCCTCACGATAATATCCGGGTAGGCGCGATCACTTTCGTCTACTCCGTTACAAAGCGAGGCTGGGTATTTCCCGGCCTTTCTGTTATCCGAAATCCGCTGAAAGCCCAGCGGCTGGCTGAGGAGATAAATAATAAACGGGGAGCTGTATGCACAAAGCATCTCCCGTTGAATTAAGAACGAGTATCGAGATGGCACATAGCCTCGCTCAAATTGGAGTCAGGTTTGTGCCAATACCAGTAGAAACAGACGAAGAATTTCATACGTTAGCCGCATCCCTTTCACAAAAGCTGGAAATGATGGTGGCGAAAGCAGAAGCAGATGAGAGAGACCAGGTATGACAACCACTGAATGCATTTTTCTGGCAGCGGGCTTCATATTCTGTGTGCTTATGCTTGCCGACATGGGGCTTGTTCAATGACACCTCAGCAAGAAAACGCCCTTCGCAGCATTGCCCGTCAGGCTAATTCTGAAATCAAAAAAGCCAGACAGCAGTTTCCGGATAAAAACGTCGATGACATTTGCCGTAGCGTACTAAAGAAGCACCGCGAAACGGTAACGCTGATGGGATTCACACCGACTCATTTAAGCCTGGCGATCGGCATGTTGAACGGCGTCTTTAAGGAACGGTGAACATGAAAAGCAAAATCATCAGGGAGCTACAGGCTCCTTTTTTATTATTCGCATTCACCCTCAAGCGTATTAACCAACAATTCAGGGATTAATGAAAGATGGCAGACATAATTGATTCAGCATCAGAAATTGAAGAATTACAGCGCAACACAGCAATAAAAATGCGCCGCCTGAACCACCAGGCTATATCTGCCACTCATTGTTGTGAGTGTGGCGATCCGATAGATGAACGAAGACGACTGGCCGTTCAGGGTTGTCGGACTTGTGCCAGTTGCCAGCAAGATCTGGAGCTTATCAGTAAACAGAGAGGTTCGAAGTGAGCGAAATTAACTAGAAGCCAAAGATAAAATCATCGCTGAGCAGGAGAAAATCGCTAACGGAGAAAAGACAGTAAGTCAGTATATGAAAACCGCATGATATCATCAGATAAAAATCGGTCGTAAAGCGAAATATTAATACCAGAACAAACGAGTCGAGGTAAATTATATTACCTCGATAAATTAACTAAAACTTGCCCGCTATATACTATATCATTCAGTATCATCACGCGCGGTCTGTGCATATGTCACTACCGCACCTAATATATTAATTTTCTTTTCAACATAGATAATATTATCGTACTCATAATTGCCATACGGATAGCAAATGCGAATATTCTCATGTAGATCGGGGTCATCCACCTCAGCTCCAGAACAACTTTTTGAACTACCGGAAGTATACCGATACGGTGCAACGTAAGACGATGTCTCTCCAGGCAAAAAATAAGTTAGTGTCGTAAGGGGTATAATCAGAAAAAATCCAGCAAATATGCACATCCCTGCATAAACCTTAAGGTATGCTGACAGACTCTTCCAGCCGCTTTGTTTTACTATCCCCTTCTTAACCCAAAACAGAGATAACAGAAAAGCTATTCCCATGCTAAACAGAATGTAATAGTGGGATATACTCTGATTAAGAAACGTGACCCTGTAGATATCTGCCCGCCACCAGAAGAAAAGGAAAATAAAGATCAGCCCTGAAACTGTCATGCAAATCAAATAAGGATACGAATCTTTTTTCATGTTTAGCGCCCATAAAATTTTTCCTGACCCGGACAAATTTACCATCCATTTTTTGCGCAGAAAATAGCTCATTACTTACTGCACAATAATACACAAAATTGCGTAAATTTTTTGCATGGATTTTAGCTCTTTCAGCCGACATTTAAGGGGTAAATAGCATTTCCTAAAAGCAACTGCACCAACCCAACAGAATGGGCTACCGCTTACGTTGAGAGCAAAAAAGTGTATAGCAGCAATGAACAGCATCCTCGCACTGACGAGGATTTCTTTTATCTGAACTCGCTACGGCGAGTTTTTTTATGGAGATGATAAATGCACTTCCGAGTCACAGGTGAATAGAATGGAGAACCATTCAACAGAGTTATCGAAGCCGAGAACATCAGCGACTGCTATGACCACTGGATGCTGTGGGCGCAGATAGCACATGCAGACGTAACCAATATTCGAATTGAAGAACTGAAAGAACACCAAGCCGCCTGATGGCGGTTTTTTCTTGCGTGTAATTGCGGAGACTTTGCGATGTACTTGACACTTCAGGAGTGGAACGCTCGCCAGCGACGCCCAAGAAGCCTTGAAACAGTTCGTCGATGGGTGCGCGAATGCAGGATATTCCCTCCTCCGGTTAAGGATGGAAGAGAATATCTGTTCCACGAATCAGCGGTAAAGGTTGACTTAAATCGACCAGTAACAGGTAGCCTTTTGAAGAGGATCAGAAATGGGAAGAAGGCGAAGTCATGAGCGCCGGGATTTACCCCCTAACCTTTATATAAGAAACAATGGATATTACTGCTACAGGGACCCAAGGACGGGTAAAGAGTTTGGATTAGGCCGAGACAGGCGAATCGCAATCACTGAAGCTATACAGGCCAACATTGAGTTATTTTCAGGACACAAACACAAGCCTCTGACAGCGAGAATCAACAGTGATAATTCCGTTACGTTACATTCATGGCTTGATCGCTACGAAAAAATCCTGGCCAGCAGAGGAATCAAGCAGAAGACACTCATAAATTACATGAGCAAAATTAAAGCAATAAGGAGGGGTCTGCCTGATGCTCCACTTGAAGACATCACCACAAAAGAAATTGCGGCAATGCTCAATGGATACATAGACGAGGGCAAGGCGGCGTCAGCCAAGTTAATCAGATCAACACTGAGCGATGCATTCCGAGAGGCAATAGCTGAAGGCCATATAACAACAAACCCTGTCGCTGCCACTCGCGCAGCAAAATCAGAGGTAAGGAGATCAAGACTTACGGCTGACGAATACCTGAAAATTTATCAAGCAGCAGAATCATCACCATGTTGGCTCAGACTTGCAATGGAACTGGCTGTTGTTACCGGGCAACGAGTTGGTGATTTATGCGAAATGAAGTGGTCTGATATCGTAGATGGATATCTTTATGTCGAGCAAAGCAAAACAGGCGTAAAAATTGCCATCCCAACAACATTGCATGTTGATGCTCTCGGGATATCAATGAAGGAAACACTTGATAAATGCAAAGAGATTCTTGGCGGAGAAACCATAATTGCATCTACTCGTCGCGAACCGCTTTCATCCGGCACAGTATCAAGGTATTTTATGCGCGCACGAAAAGCATCAGGTCTTTCCTTCGAAGGGGATCCGCCTACCTTTCACGAGTTGCGCAGTTTGTCTGCAAGACTCTATGAGAAGCAGATAAGCGATAAGTTTGCTCAACATCTTCTCGGGCATAAGTCGGACACCATGGCATCACAGTATCGTGATGACAGAGGCAGGGAGTGGGACAAAATTGAAATCAAATAATGATTTTATTTTGACTGATAGTGACCTGTTCGTTGCAACAAATTGATAAGCAATGCTTTTTTATAATGCCAACTTAGTATAAAAAAGCAGGCTTCAACGGATTCATTTTTCTATTTCATAGCCCGGAGCAACCTGTGAACACATTTTCAGTTTCCCGTCTGGCGCTGGCATTGGCTTTTGGCGTGACGCTGACCGCCTGTAGCTCAACCCCGCCCGATCAACGTCCTTCTGATCAAACCGCGCCTGGTACCTCTTCTCGCCCGATTCTGTCGGCAAAAGAAGCGCAGAATTTCGATGCTCAACACTATTTTGCATCCCTGACACCAGGTGCTGCAGCGTGGAATCCTTCCCCGATTACCCTGCCTGCGCAACCTGACTTTGTTGTCGGCCCGGCGGGCACTCAAGGTGTAACGCATACCACGATTCAGGCGGCGGTAGATGCGGCAATTATCAAGCGTACCAACAAGCGCCAGTATATTGCCGTGATGCCTGGTGAGTATCAGGGAACGGTATATGTCCCTGCCGCTCCGGGTGGAATTACTCTGTACGGTACAGGTGAAAAACCGATTGATGTGAAGATTGGGCTTTCCCTTGATGGTGGCATGAGCCCTGCCGACTGGCGTCACGACGTCAACCCGCGCGGCAAATATATGCCAGGTAAACCAGCGTGGTATATGTACGATAGCTGCCAGAGCAAACGCAGCGACAGTATCGGTGTTCTCTGCTCTGCGGTCTTCTGGTCACAAAACAATGGCCTGCAACTGCAAAATCTGACCATCGAAAACACGCTGGGCGATAGCGTAGATGCAGGTAACCATCCGGCGGTGGCACTGCGTACTGATGGTGACCAGGTACAGATTAACAACGTTAACATTCTCGGTCGTCAGAACACCTTCTTTGTCACCAACAGCGGTGTGCAGAACCGTCTGGAAACGAATCGTCAGCCGCGTACGCTGGTGACCAACAGCTACATTGAAGGGGATGTGGATATCGTTTCTGGTCGCGGCGCAGTGGTGTTCGATAACACCGAATTCCGCGTGGTGAACTCACGTACTCAGCAAGAAGCGTATGTGTTTGCACCGGCTACGCTGTCCAACATTTACTACGGTTTCCTCGCCGTAAACAGCCGTTTCAATGCTTTCGGTGATGGTGTGGCGCAACTGGGCCGCTCGCTGGATGTTGATGCCAATACCAACGGTCAGGTGGTGATCCGTGATAGCGCCATCAACGAAGGTTTTAACACGGCTAAACCGTGGGCCGATGCGGTGATCTCTAATCGTCCGTTTGCGGGTAATACCGGCAGCGTAGATGATAACGACGAAATACAGCGCAATCTGAATGACACTAACTACAACCGCATGTGGGAATACAATAACCGCGGCGTGGGTAGTAAAGTGGTTGCAGAGGCGAAGAAGTAA